CTCACCGTTCGGCCCATATTTATATAGCTGCTTCTCGGTAGCACCGAGCATTGTAGTTACATACGGCTCAGCATACTCAGGGATGTTTGTCTGATAAGACGTGTTCTGTGTGGGCTGACCACCGCCACCACCGGGATAGAGTCGGTTGTTACCGTTTACGTAGCCGTTGAATTTATTACGGATAATCATAATTTTTCCCTCATCACCTGATGGGTGTTGGTCATGCCCATTTTTTCATACATCTGAACCAAAGTACCCTTAGCCCAGCACTGTGCGGTTGTTGCACCCATTAGGCGCATCCAGTTTTTTGCTTCGTCAAACACGTGGGGGCGTACTATGCCTTTGCCACCCATCAAATTCACATGCGCTACGCGCTCACGTGGGTAGTCAACAATATCTACAGTTACTGCCCCAGTAATGCCTTCGTCTGGGTCTTCCCACACAAGTAAAAATGTACGCCCTGTACGTACTGAAAACTCAACCTGTTCTATAGTATTTAGCTCAGGATCAAGGTTAATTGCACGTTGCAACATTGGTGCGACAACAGGCCACACTTGGGGCAACTGCGCCGGAGTAATCTGGTATAAGGGCATATTTACGCCGGTAAGTGTTTGTCAGCCTTAGAGTTTACGGCGACTTTCTTTTTGCCTATGCTCTTCTTACGCGACGACTGAATACGCTCCATCATGGCGTAGAGTTTTCTTGCTCCCGCCTCTGTCGATCCATTTCCCAGCTCAGAGACAATTCGTGCAGGCACCACAAACTCGCCATCAGCAAGACGAGCGGGCTGGCGACCACCAATAGAAGCAGGAATAGAGTCAGAAACGCCATCGCCGGGACCCCTCAACAAACGTCCGCCATCAGAATAGCTACCTAGGCCATACGTAATACCGCCCTTTGCTGCATGAAATACATCGGTGTCTACAACAGCCGACTTAGGCATGTCAGAAACAGGTGCTCCGACACGCTTACCTATTTTCCTTAGCTGGGTCATAGACGCTTCGGCAGGGCTTTTACGGCGCGTATCAACGTCAGAGTCGGTCACGATGCCAAACCCTTCTCGGCGCATAACGTCTTGACTGCGTTCAAAATCTTCTTCAACTTCCTGCGGGGTCTTAATACCAAGCAGCTTACGGTTTCGCGCTTCAAGCTTTTCGACTGCTGGTACGTTGCCGCCTTCGGCAAATCGGGGTTCGCCAGTGTAAGTACCTACTCCAGCATCTGCGCTAGGGGCGATTACGTTCGTTGCCTGTGGGCGCTGCATTGCAGGGTTGGAATACATCGGCGTTTGCAGTCCCGCTTGTGGATATCCAGTATTTGCACCGGCAGCGTTCATTGCAGCCATCTGCTCAACCGGACCACCTACGGCGTAACTCATCAATCCACCCTCAGCTGCATAAGACGCCGGTGCATATATGGGTGTGTACTCACTTGTTGAAGGCTCGCTACGCTGGAATCCGGACAAGTCGCGTTTAGCGTACTTCTTCTTCTCAGGTGGCCCCGGCTCCATAAGCTTACTAGCCAGCATTGAACCGGCCATCATGGTGTACGGATTGTCCTTAGCAAAATTTACTGCAGATTTAATCCCGCGCTCTAGAGCGTTGCCTGTTGCAGCATCTGCGTGTGGGACATCTACACCGGGCATTTCTACGTAGTCCACCCCTTTTATTAAATTTGCGTTAGGGTCAATAGGATTACCGGGCATACCGGTTGTTTGGTTAGTTATAGCGCGAGCGACGTTAGGGTCGCCAGTAGGATTTGCGGCAAAAGGCGCGTTAGCAACAGTATTAGATGTCGGTACGCTGGCGGTGGTGTTAGATATAGTGTTAGCAACGCTGGGGCTACCAGTAGGGTTCGCGGCAAAAGGCGCGTTAGGAGCAATATTAGGCGGTGGCGCAGGTGGCTGCAAGAGTGTTTGAGGGGCTGTATTACCCCCCGCAGTCATTGTTTGTGCTATGCCTTCGTTGGCAACGGGCATACCCTCAGCTGTAGCACGCTCCAAAAACTTCTGGCCCATCTGCTCCATGGTTAATTGCCCACTACCAGCTCCAGCGCCACCTGCGCCAGTGGTAATACCAGCCCCACCTGCTCCAGCTCCAGCGCCTTGAGCGGCGGCAACCTCACCTGACAACAGCCCAGCATTAGCACCGGCTCCGCCAGCCAGCTCAGCACCAGTCATACCAGTGAGCGAAGGCGCAGCGGAAGTTAGCGTCGGGGCGGCTGTGGCTAGAGTAGGCGCAGCGGCGGTTGTGGCAGCTACGGTGGGGGCGGCAGCAGCAAGTGTGGTGGTGGCGGTGGTAGCGGCGGCGGTAGCTTGGGCAGCGGCGGCAGCGGCAGCGGCCATCTGAGCGGCGGTCATGCCTTGGGCTGCTAGGGCTGGAAGAGTAACTAATGGCATCAGGACACCTCGTCTAAGGCTCTGGGTGCCGTCTCGCCGGTACCCCGTAAATTATGAAGGCAACAAAGAACTACATTGTCGGACAAGGCTACAAAAGCGTGCTTATACCCCGCAGGCACCGTGATTACCGCTGGCGCTTCGTGTTGTGAAACTTGCTCGCCGTTGCGCCAAAACGTAACCGATCCGCTCGCAAGCAGGGTTATATGGTCGTGTTCATGCGCGTGTTGGGCGACTACATGGTGCTGCTTCTCTAGAGTGTAGGCGCGGACCCACATCCCGTCCACCTCGGCGAATTCAACGTAATCAGGTTCCATATGCGAAGTCTATCAGTTTAGTGTATAGAAACATAGCAGACTAGGGCACGATTTTCAGTGCGTAAGTCGTTGTATCATAATAAATATCCCCAGTCCTTAGCTTGCCAGCAGCGTACTCCACACTGGTTGGGCAGCTTATTTCGCGTAGTCCCGTAGTGGGATTTACCTGACTAAAGTTCAAAGCAGCTACTACGGTATTGGCATCGGGGCGGCTTGTGGAGGCTGCGGATGCACCGGGGTTATCTAATTGAGCAAAATACTGCCGCAGGACGTTATGAACTGTATCTATGTACTCCCGTTCGTATTCAACAGGCGCAAGAGGCAACGCGGGGCTTTTTGTAGTTCCTGTAGACATAGTTAGTTCCTACCGTCTGGTCGCACATCAATACGGGGCACACCCAACTGCCACTGGGTACCAACATTGTTTGACTCAACCTTAAACGCCATCTGCCGCCCGCGCACCCGACTGTAAATAATCTCCGTGAACTGCTGCACGTTGTAGGTTGTCTGCCCAGCGTAGCTCTGCGCTGAAGTTACTGTGGGGGATAAAGCCGTACCATAACCAGAGCCGGGGTTTTGTTTGGGGCGAACAGTAAACTGCACGTAAGGGTTCTCCAACGTTTCACCTGCAGTGTTTGAACCATCAAACGTAATGTCCGGGATGATACGCCACACAAACCCGTAGTTATGCCCGTCACCAATATCAAAGTCAGAAGATTGGATATACGAACTGATTGCGCTAGGTGGGTTAGTCTCGCCGTTGTCCACCGCCGCTTCGTGAAACACAATAAGGTTGTTTTCGGTTGCCGCTTGTGGAAAGTCTCGTAGCGGAGAATCTAACCAAGCTGTACGCCCCAGAGTGCCGTAATACCAGACACGATCCAGATAATTAAAGATGACGTAACGGTCAATCACATCGCTGTTTGCGGAACAATAGAACCACCAAACTTCTGAGAAACCTTCGTTGGTTCCAGCAAAACACTGTTCGAACTGAGCACGGTTAATGTCTTGGAACACGAATGTACGCACCGAACAAGGTAGTGTCTCAACCCGGCCAGAATAGGCATAGAACTTATCCACACCCATCCAGTACACAACCCCAGCAGCAGTTGCCATAGCGTTGGGGGAGGCAATAGAAATATTGTCCGCTAAAAGGGTGAAGCCATAAATATACGGTGGGCCAAGGTACTGCATCGAGTAAATAGCAGCGTCCGTCCAAACCACAATTTCCTGACGGGTTTGCAAAGCGCCAATAATTGTAGAGCCGTGGGATAGGCGATAACTACCAGCTTGATTTGTAATCGCCGGTGTCCAGTTGGTGTAGCTTTCTTGCGCAGACCAACGAATAAGCAATGGGTCAAAGTCTGCCGTACCGTACGCACCGTATTCACTAGAGCCAAACGCAATCACAATCCGTGAGGTGTCTGACACCATAATCTGGTTAATCTGAGACGGAACATCCGTGCCAGTAACAGCGGTACCTCTTACACTAAAATTAGGGGTTGCGCCAACGCCGGGTTGCCAGTAGTACAGGGCACCGCCACGGGGGGAGAAAAGTAACTCTTCGCCAAAATTAGACTGGCTCCACAGACGCAACGCTACTGAAACAGTTGAGCTGTTATACCCTTCTCCCCAACCCGGAAACGTTGTAGCTTGCGAAACTAAAGCACCATTACTTTGCGCCGCAGCAGTTGTACCGTCTGCCCCGCGAACACATCCCGTAAAATCTGTTGCAGTCTTACCGCTGTACGTTATGTACTCGCCGTTAATCCATATAGCACCGGAAGCGGTAAATGCGGAAGTACTTACTACAGTGATTGTAGTTACAGAATTGTTTATCGCCCCGTTTAGCGTAGATGATGTGACGCCGGGTATAAACCCACCCCACGGAGATACGCCCCAACCTGTACCCACTGTATTAATAGCAGGGCCAGTATTAATCTGATAGGCCGCGTCGGTGTTAGCCCCACCATTCCCAACATCGGAAGCATTTGCCGCAACGGAGGAAGTTATGGTGTATGACGTACTTGATATAACAGATTGTATTTGGAACTCAGAGTTTAAGATTGCTGCTGTTATAACCCCGCCAAGAGTAACCGCGTTGGAGAAAGTAACGAAGTCCCCTACTTGTAAATTAGACACGCCTGTATCGGTTACTGTAAGCGTAGTTGAACCGTTAGTAGCTGCAAACGTAGTAGTGTTAACCGTGCTGAGTCGAATGGGGGTAATGTCGTAATACGCACCGCCA